ATACCACTTGCTGCCATTTGTCTTGGGTCCATTTGTGGTGCTGGTTGTGGAGCACCTACGCCCTCACTTCCAGGCATCATTCGTTGAGGAGCCATTGCTGCGATACCTACAGGTTTCGGTTTTGCTTCTGCTACAAGTTGCTCTGCAACTGATGGAGGTGGCATTTGGTCTGCTCTAAATCTTTCACGCATTTCTTTACGTCTTTGTAACTCACCTAATGCAAGATAAATAGGAACTTCACCCATAGGTTGCTCTACATAATTAACTAATGCTTCGTCTGGTAATCCTTTTAATCTATCTTGTATTTGTATAATATTCATGCCATTTACTCTTTAGTGTATAGTAGACTCATCTTTTTCAGTCAATAAATTATCTAATATCTGGTCTAAAAGTAACCACTGTATCTCTGTTAACTCACTTAACCCTTCTGGTATATATTTACTTTTTGGTTCATATAAATATAAAAAAGCCATCTCTAGTTTCTCTTTACTTAATAATTCTAAATTCATAATACTAACCTCCTAACTAAGTTGGTTATATAATCCTAATCCTGCAATACCAAGTCCACCAATCTGACTAGCTAAACTAGGTGCTGGGGCATATTGTACTTGTGTTGAACCTAATGCACCCGCAGTACCACGAAGTATATTTGATTGAAACTCCAATAGTCGTCTTTGTGCATCTTGCTCTTCTTTAAATTTTTGAAACTCTACGTTTGCAATCTCTTGGTCTAGTGCTTGTTGTTGACCTGCTGTAGCTGCTTGGGCTTTGAGTCTTTCTAAATTAGCTATTTGTTGGTCTCTACCTAACCCACTTTGAGCTTGACCTGCTTGTATTCCAGCACCTAACCCACCAAGACCTAAATCTCTTTGTAGTTGAGCACCAAATTGACCACCTTGTTGCTCCATTTGTCTTCTTTCTCTCTCAGCTGCAAGAGTTTGCTCATCAGCTCGCATACCAGCGGCTCTATCTCTTTCAAATTGTTGTTGAGCATTTAAGAAGGCATCTTGTTGTCCTTTAGCTCTTAAATCTGCGATTAACGCTCTAGTTCTAGCATCAGCTTCTCCAGTTAATAACGCCTCACGACCACCACCAAATGTGCCTCTGCCAATAGATTGCATAGCTGCTCTACTCCTAGCTATGTCTCCTTGTCTTTGTGCCTCTAATATTGCTCTATCTGTTACTGCTTCACTAAACGGGCTCATGTATTGTTGCATAGCTGCTTGGTCAAACATACCAGGAGCTTGCATAGATAAACTTTCTATTGCACCAGGAGTGTAATCTAATGCACCTGCAATACCTCGTGCTCCAGCCGCTGTAGCTACTGTGCCAGCATCACCTAATGTTTGTGTAGCTGTGCCAAATTGCTCAGGAGTTTGTAAACCCATAACGCCTTGTTGCACTGTTCTTTGCTCTGGGGTAAACCCTACAACTCTAGTGCCTTCATATTGCGGTATATCTTGTACGCCTGTGACATTACCCTCTGCGTCTGTGGTATAAGTTTGTTTACCTGATTGCTTGAGTAATTCTTCGTAGAAAGGTTTAGCATAAGTTGGTAAGTTTGTTGTAGTTGAAGTAGTATTACCCCCACCACGACTACCACCGCCATACTCAACTAGTCCTGTAGCAGGATTAATTGTACCTGAACCACCTACTGATTTAAGTAGGTCTGCTTCGTAGTCATTGATGTGAGCTAGACGTGTATCACCCATACGACCCTGTCCTGCAAGGTCTTTATATAAGTGTTTAATTAACCATACTTTTAATTTGTTTGGTAATAATTTTAAAAACATCCATCACTCCACTGGTAATTCATAGAATACGAATCGCTTCTTGTATCCATATTCTTTCCACATTTTTTCCCAACCTGGCCTGCCGTGTGACTCTATTTTAATACATCCGTTATCTCTTGCAAACCTCTGTATTTTTGGTAAGCCATCAGGCACCCAGCTTTTAAAATCTTGTCCTCCCGTAAAGTGCATCACTAACATCTTTGCTTGAGGATACTCTACTATCTCTGTTATCAAAAACCCTACAATTACTTTGGTTTCTACGTCAAATGAAACCCATAACTGCTGGTCTTTTGATAACACATCTCTCAGTATATCTTGTGCGGTAAACCTACCGTATGTGTATTTGGCACAGTTCTCTACATACTGCTCAATATCTGGCCAAACGTCTGCGATGTGTTCTTTTGGAACAATCGTTGCTTTCTTCAAGCTGGCATTAACCTCTCTGCTGTTATCTCTCTGCCCATTTTTTCAGTGCCTGTTCTGGCTTTTCTAACTCTATCCATCATATCATAGAGTTTTTCTGCACCTGCATCGGAAGAACCATTACCCAGTCCACTAACTACATCTGCAGGAATTACAAATTCATTTTCTGATAACAATATATCTTGTTGACCATCAAGACTAGCTGGTATTTCATCAGATACTCCATCACCCATACCTGTTTCTAAGTAACCACCTTCTTGTAGTAATCTTAACCCTGTAGGTCTGTTTAAATTTAATCGTCTATTAGGGTCATATTTCATTTGATTCATTTCACCTGTGGTTCTAGGCATGTCTGGTACCATCGCTCCTGCTACTCCAGGTGCAAGTGCAGCTGTTGTTTTAATACCACCTTTCAAAGCGTCACCGCCTCCCATACTTTTTATAAAGTCCATGGGTTTACTAACCGCTGCTGTTATTCCCTGACCTAATGTAGCTTGAGGTACTGGACCAGTAACTGTTGCTTGTTGCATAGCTTGTTCTGTACCAAATCGTTTTAATCCTTCACCTAAATTACCACCACCGTATCCTGAGATACCACCTGTAAAAGCACCTGCTAAAGGGTCTTGACCTCTTGCTCTAGCTATAGCGGCACCTGTTGCAGCTCCTGCTGCTAAAGCAGGTAATCCCACTGGGAACATAGCTCCTACGGCCATTGGTGCTAAACTTGAAAATAGATTTCCTAAACTCATAACGCTATTATAACCTTTTTATAACCTTAATCAACGGCTTCTGCCCCTGATACGTGAATTGTTAGTCCTGTTGCACCACCTTTGAACTGTATAGTTTCTGCTGCATTTAAAATCTGTGTACCCTTCCATTGATAAGTAGTATTTGCAGCTATACTATGTGCATTAAATAATGCGTTTGCTGTTCCTGCTGTGCCTTGGTCAGGCACTAAACTAAGAAAGAAAGTTACTGCTCCACTTGTAGTATTACATACTGTGATATCTTTGATGTAAGTACGAGTGTTAGACGGACAAGTATAGATAGCTAAAAAAGCTGTAGTGCTTTCCGCCTGTGCCAGTCTTGCTGGTGTAATTCTTTGAAACGCCACTAATTATCTCCTATCCAGTTTAGTGTAGCTAATGCATCTACTCTAGCTTTCACTTCATTGTTGTTACCGTCCACTTGGTTAAAATATAGACGTAGCTGGTTTACAAGCTGTAACTGTTGTCCTTCATTGTATTCTTTTGGTGGGTTACTTAAATTAGGTCCCTTGGTTGATGGTATATTTGACATTATCCTCTCCTACCGTCTGGTCTAAAATCTATTCTAGTTGTGCCAAGTTGCCACTGCACTCCAACATCTTCACTTGCTATTTTAAAGTTCATCTGTCTACCTCGTGCTCTAACATATACTTGATTAGTAAACTGATTAACACCTGCTGTAGTTACTACGTCTCTACTCAATGACGACCCTGCTACATCTGAAGTGCCACTTGCAGCACCAGGAAAGTTTCTTACTCCAACAGTTATTTGTACTTCTGGTGTTAATGTAGCACCTTGTGCTGTCGCAGTATCTGAATTAGTAAAGTTGACATCAGGTATGACTCTCTTAGTTAAAACAAATTGGTCTCCATCATCAATCCCAATATCAGCAGATTCTATAAATGCTTCTATAGCAGTTGGGTCTGCACCTGGTGTCACTACATTGTCTTTACCATCTTCGTGCCTGTAAACATATCCATTGAAAGTAGCTAATGGGAACTTAATGGTGCCAGTATTAGCCCACGCAGTTCTAGTCAAATTACCATAGTACCAAATGTTTTCTTCATAATTAAATATAACGTATCGGTCTATACTGTTAGACCCGCTTGAACAATAGAACCATATTATTTCATTAAACTCGCTGTTAACTCCTGCAAAATTTAAAAACCCATTTTCTTTGTTCATATCTTCAAATACGTACTGTTTCAAAGTGCACGGTAGTGTATTAACACGCCCATCATACATAAAGAATTTATCTACACCCATCCAATACACAACGTTATTTGCTTCTGCTACTACTTTAGGAGCAATAATGTTGATACTGTCACTAATTTCTTGAATCGCAAATACTTCCTCTGTGCCTAAAAACTGTAATGTTGATAAAGCAATATCAGTAAAAATCAAAACCTCTTGTCTTGTTCTAAACCCAGTAATAATTTCTGAACCTTGTTTAACTCTTATAAAACCTGCTGTGTTAGTAATCTGAGGTTTCCACTCTTCAGGTTGAGGTCCTATATCAGGGTCTACATTTGCCCACCTAATTAACAATGGGTCAAAAGTGCCAGAGTAAGTTACTTTTTCATAAGTTCCCGCTGGACTTGCACTTCCTCCTGGGTCATAAGGTAATGTAATAGTAAAAGTTGTACTAGAAGGCACGGTAACTACTTGATATTCACCTTGATACGCTTGTGGTGCTTGACCACTAAATTCAACCCAATCTCTAATTGATAGCCCATGTCCTGAACCTGTGGTAACTGTTGCAGTAGTGCCAGACCTAGTAATGCTAGATATAGATTGTCCTGCTGTCGTACTACGGCCATAAGAAGTAGCACGTAAACATAACAAATGCCCACTTGAAGCAAACATAACTTTACCTACTTGTTCTGGTACTGCCCTTGAGCCAACTAAAGTATTAAGTTTTACAG